AAAGGAGGTCTTCCGAATAAAACTCTCAACATTGCTCTTGCTGGCACAGGGGTTGGAAAGAGTTTATTTATGTGCCATGTGGCTAGCAGTGTCCTCCTCCAAGGGAAGAACGTCCTCTACATCACTCTCGAAATGGCAGAGGAAAAGATTGCGGAGAGGATCGATGCTAACTTACTTAATGTTAATATACAGGACATAACAGATTTACCAAAGACAATGTTTGAAGACAAGGTAACTAACCTTGCTCAGAAGACTCAAGGCACTCTCATTATTAAAGAGTATCCCACTGCGTCTGCACATAGTGGACACTTTAAAGCATTGCTACAAGAGTTAGCATTGAAAAAGTCATTCAAACCTGATATAATATTCATAGATTATTTAAATATTTGTGCCTCATCAAGATACAGAGCAGGAAGTAATGTCAATTCCTACTCATTCATCAAAGCAATCGCAGAAGAATTACGGGGTCTCGCAGTTGAGGCGAACCTTCCGATTGTATCTGCCACTCAAACTACTCGTAGCGGTTACGGTAGTAGCGATGTGGACATTACTGACACCTCTGAATCTTTTGGACTCCCTGCTACTGCTGACCTTATGTTTGCCCTTATTTCTACAGAAGACTTGGAACCATTGAATCAAATAATGATTAAACAGTTAAAGAATAGGTATAACGATCCTACTGTTAATAAAAGATTTGTTATAGGAATAGATAGAGCAAAGATGCGATTGTATGATTGTGAACAAAATGCTCAAGAAGATATAGTTGATAGTGGTAGGGAAGAAGAATATGAAAATGATACTGCTGAGAAGTTTAAATCTAAAAAATCATTTGCAGAATTTAAATTTTAATGACTATTTGGCAAAACTACATTAGCACTTACAGGTCAATGCTACCCTGTAAGATTGAAAACTTATGGGCATCATGGCAAGCAAAGGGAACTTCCTTGAACGCTATAGATCATTCTCACCCATACTTACTTAAGTCTAGACAGGTGGATATCTGTGACGGTAAGAATGTAGATATCTTTAATTGTATAGCATATCCTAAAACAGGTAGTAACCTTCCTTGTTTTGGTATGGATTTGATGAAGTTTTCTCCAAAGAAAATTATCATAGTATTTGACTTCCAACATCCAACAGAGAATTTCTTATTTGAAGTTGATGGATTACCAAAGCATCAAGGCGATTACCGTTTCTTTGAACCAGGTAATCATTTTTCAAAAAACATTTATATAAGGTATGCAAATGAATATGAGATTGATGCTCATTTACCCATGTTTGAAAAATACTTGACTAAGTTCATAGATATGTTAGAATTAGAGAAACCAACTGGTAATGATACCAGTAAATATAAAGACTTTGATACTTACATGACTAAACTTGATCCAGTAGGAGGATTTCTTGCTGGTAAGTTTGGAGCAGATAAAGCAGACCGTCTTGTAAATGATTTCTTATTTTCTTATAAATGACTATCTATCCTTTTTATAGAGTCTTTACTGAAACAGGAGAACAGTATTGTGATTGTGGGTGGGAGAAACATGCACAAGAACTTATTCTTCTTAATAAAGGTGTGCAAAGATTATCTTATAGAAGAGTTGATGCTCCTAAACCTATCAATCCAGAGACAGTTGATGTTGGTGTAATTCCTGTTGAGGAACTACCTGGTCAACAAGGATTACCAAAAGCAGTGGACAGACTTCCTTTTGAACCAGAAGAAGAAGAACTTGGACTGCCACAAAGCGAACTTTACGAATTTTAATTATGTCTGTAGACACCGAAAAGTATCTTGATTTTGTTGCTGGAGTTACCAGTAAACCAAGTTCTGACCTTCCAACATTACTCTCTCGTATTACTGATTTAGATGTAGAATGTGATGCAGATGTACCACGTTTATTGACTGCTGCACTTGGACTGACTGCTGAGTCTGGTGAGTTTACTGAGATAGTAAAGAAGATGGTATTGCAGGGTAAACCATATAATGAAGAGAATATCTTTCATATGAAGAGAGAACTTGGTGATATATGTTGGTATCTTGCACAAGCATGTATGGCACTTGATACTACATTTGATGAAATAATTGAAATGAATGTAGAGAAATTAGAATCAAGATATCCAGGTGGATCATTTGATGTTCACCATTCAGAAAATCGTGTAGAAGGAGATTTATGAAGTACGCATTATTAAGTGTATCAAACAAAAGTGGTATCGTAGATTTTGCAACAGGATTAGTGAGTGCTGGATACAGTCTCATCTCTAGTGGTGGAACTTATAAGGTTATTAGTGCAGAAGGTATACCTGTAATGAGGGTATCTGACTATACTGGTTCACCTGAGATTTTAAATGGAAGAGTAAAAACTTTACACCCTAAGATTCATGGTGGTATTCTTGCTCAACGTGATAATGCTAGTCATGATTTAGACCGTAAGGTAAATCGTATTGAGTTGATTGATATTGTTGCAGTCAACCTATATCCATTCAAAGAAACAGTTGCTAAACCGAATGTAACTCTTGAAGATGCTATTGAGAATATTGATATCGGTGGTCCGAGTATGGTAAGATCAGCAGCAAAAAATTATAAAGATGTTGCTGTAATGACTAATCCTAATCAGTATGGTATTTACTTAGATTCAATCAAAGGTAACATATCAATTAAACCTGAGACTCTAAGAAGGCAATTTATGTTAGAAGCATTCAAACATACTGCAGAGTATGATACTGCTATCAGTGCGTGGATGTCTGAGAATGTATAAATACATTGAGAAGAACTAATGGTTTGCAATGGATTCTGCTAAACAGTTAAGAGATTTAAGTAAAATTTATATGGAAGCCGTCTATGGCGGTGGAAAGAAAAAAGATACCTCAATGGTGGTAACTAATGCTGATAAGAAAGCAAATACACCAGCATATCAGAATCTAAAGAAAGGTGTTAAAGGATATAAGGCTGCTGACCATATGAAAGAAGGGCATACTACGGATACAGAAGGAAATAAAAATTGTGGTTGTGGACAGAATCCTTGTGTAACTTATGGTGATAAAAAACTTACTCAAGTTCAGAAAGTAGAAGAAGGTAAGAAGGCAGCAAAAGATTATGATGGTGATGGTAAGATAGAATCTGGAACTGATGAGTATATGGGTTCTAAAGATAAAGCAATCAAAAAAGCATTAGGTAAAGAAGTTAAAGATCTTGAAAAAGCAGGTAATACTTTAAAAGGAAAGTATGTTGCCAAAGCAGATAAATTAAAAGGTGTTGGCGAATCAAGAAGATGGTGGGACGTTGATGTTATCGAAGAAGCAAAAGCAGAATCTCCAGAAGAAGAGGAAGAGAAGGATAAGGAAGATGATGATCTTTTTGGATCTCCTAATAAGAAAAAAAAGAAAAAGGGTCATGACTGTGCATCAAAGGTAAAGCACGAAGAGTATGGTATGGGAGAATGTATTAAAGAGATGCATACTCTTGATGAAGATGGAAACGTTTCTCACTATGATGTTCTATTTGGTCACGGTTTAGAAAAGAATGTAGACGCATCTACATTAGAAGTTTTGGAAGGTATGTATCACGAACATGCTATTAATCATGAGAAGAATATGGAATTGCAGGAGAAGCAAAAAGATACTCCTGATCAGGTAGCAGCAGTTATTGATATGTACAGGTCAAAGAAAGGAACTGACGAGGCAACAAAAGATAGTGAAGAAGGTAAGACGAAAGCTGCTAAGAAAGAAAGAGATTATGCTAAGTTTGAACGTGACAAGATGGCAAGAGATGCTCAGAAATCAGGTCATCCTTGGGAACATGCTAAAGGATCTACTACTGAGAAAGAAGGTAAAAAGAGTGTAAAACATGCTCGTGTTCAAGACTCTTATAATTGGCAGACAGAATCTGTTGAAGCAGAGAAGTATCTTGAGACAGTTAGTCAAGTTAAAGATGCAGAACTTCAGGCAGATATCAATCGTTGGGAGACATTACAGTCTAAAGGATTTAGTACTGAGGAAATTAAATCTGTTGCGTGGGAAGATTTTGATGAAAACTATCAGGCAATGAGAAATCCTGAGAAAGAAGAAAAGAAAGATACGAGAAGTGCAAAACAAAAGAGAATGGATTCTCCTGATAGAGGAATTAACTCTCCTGCATTTAAGGAGTTTATGAGACAGCAAGGAATGGGATAAGTGGCAACTAAAAGCACAGAAAAGAAAACCTCTTTAGAACCTTCAGAGGTTTTTTGTGCTGCTGGTTTATTGATTCCTACATCAAAAATAAATGAACTTGTAAAGGATAATACTGGTGGAGATTTAATAAGTTGGGCAGCAACAGAAGGATTAAAAGCAGTATCTAATGTTAAACCTCTTGACAATAGGTTTAAGCAAATGTTTTCAACTGCTCCTACTCTGAAAGATAAAAAAAGAAATGATTTAGTTGCTAATATTGTGGCAGGATTTTCTGCTGCAATAGGAGTTAAGAAATTTATTAAAAAGATGGGAGATAATGTAGATGTTTTACCTGCAGTTTATCTGACTGGTGCTCAGTGGCCTCAAGCAGTATCTGATTTTAGATTAAAAAATGAGGCAAGTGGATTTGATTATAACTCGTCAGATATGGTTGTAGAAGTTAATGACCATACTTACTATGGTATTTCTTTAAAGAAAAAGAAAAATGTAAAAGGTGCAGATCCTACAATTATTAATAAAGCATATTCTACATTCATAGATGGTCCTAAGTTTGAAAAACCAAGAGAAAAATTAAATAAGATACGACAGGAATATTTTCCAGAAGTTATACGGGAAGCACAGAGAGATGGAATAATTAATATTAAAGATTTGGAGAAGATGAGTAATGAGCAAATATGGAGTCATAAAGTTCAGGCTCCTAATGGGGGTAAGAAATATGATTTAATTAATATTAAAGGATTTAACTCTGATGATAAACCAGTGGATTTAAGTGATATTGAAGGTACTGTTGAAGGTAATACATTTTTTGATGCCACTAAGAAAGGTGAAGTAGGATTAAGGGATTATATTAATGCAGATCTTGCAAAAAATGATAATAAGTTATATCAGGGATTTAATAATATTATTCAAGACAATGCAGAATATTTTGCTGATAGTTTAATTGATATTGTCTTAAAGACTAAAATGCAAACAAAACTAAAAGCAAAGGATATTGGTAATATGTTTTTTGAGTTTGCGTTAGTGACTGGATATGCAGATTATTCTCCCAATAAAAAAGATCCTAGTAAAGATAAGTTAGTATTAAAACCTGCAAAAGTTATACCTCAACATACAATACTATGTGGTTTAGCAAATCTAGCAGGGAATAAAAAACCATATAAGATGGAATTTGATAAAGCACAGAAGGAGGCCACTAATGCAGCAAAAATATTTTATAAGTTATCAAAGGATGGAACTACCATTTTAGATTTACAGTTAAGATATAAGGGAGATTTTAAACAACAACCACAATTCTTTGCTACTTTATCTGATGATTTTATTATTCAGATGCAAGATGATTGTATAATCGAGAAATAAAAGTACACTAAATATAAGTATGAAAAGTTTTTTCCAATTTTTAACTGAGGCAGGTACTTCGCAAGCAGCTACACAAGCAGCGAAGTTAAATCTCAAGAGTGATGGTCACGGGTCATGGTTAGATTCCCGTGGAAATCTCGTTGCGACTACTGAAAACGGGAAACTAAAGTTTACTACGAAGAAGATAAAACCTAAACCAGAAGGTCCAGTTCAGCAGATGGCAAAACGTCGTGCTGATGATGATCTTGCAGGTGCTCCATTGCAGAGGAAAGAAGCACCTAAACCTAAGAAAGTAGAGACAGATGATGAAGAAGGTGCAAAATCAACAGAAGAACCATTAACCGTTGCGTTTGGTAGGTTCAATCCACCAACATTAGGACACGGAAAACTTTTAGGAGCAGCAAAGAAAGCAGCAGCAGGTGGAGATGTAAAAATATATCCTTCTAGAACACAGGATAATAAGAAGAATCCTCTTGATCCTGATATGAAGATTTCATATATGAAGAAAATGTTCCCTGAGTATGAGGAGCAGATTATAAATGACCCTGAGATGAAGTCTATATTTGATGTATTGACTACAGCAAACTCAGATGGTTATAAGAATATTAATATTATCGTTGGTTCAGACAGACAATCAGAATTTGAGAACTTAGCACAGAAATATAATGGAGAATTGTATGATTTTGATTTAATCAGAGTCATTTCTGCTGGTGTAAGAGATGCAGATGCTGATGGTGTAGAAGGAATGTCTGCATCTAAGTTAAGAAAAGCAGTTGTAGATGATGATTTTGAAGCATTCCGTAAAGGAACTCCTAAAGATCTAGATGATGGTGACACAAAAGCACTATTTGACGCTGTTCGCACGGGAATGAAGCAGAAGAAAAAGAAAAAGGTAGAAGAATCTCTTGATTTATGGGAAATTGCTCCAAGATATGATCAACGAGGACTAAGAGAGCAATATGTTAAGAAGAAAATCTTTAATATCGGTGATTTAGTAGAGAATTTAAACACAGGATTGGTTGGTCGTATCATAAGAAGAGGTACAAACTATCTTATATGTGTTACAGAACAAGATAACATGTTTAAATCATGGATTCGTGATGTAATGGAAGCAACAAAAAAATCTAAAGGTGTAAGACCTGCATCAGAAACAGGAATTTATGGTGTTTCTGCTAAAAATAGAGAGGTAGGAACTGCAGCACATCGTAAATATGCACAATCAATGGTTCCTGGTCAAGGAACAATATCTAATTTTAATATAGAACAGTTTATAAATAAGTATAGAAAAAATAAGTAGACGGGTATCATGATTTCTAATTGGAGAAACGAACTGCGTGAAGTCGTAGATGAAATAGAATCAAAAGCCGCTAAAAAGGTAAAGGAAACCAAAGGTATAAACAATAAAATAATCATCAATCCTAAACTGGGAGAAGCAGTGGAGGAGATCGGTGGTGAGTTGATAGAAATGAAGGAAGTAGATGGTGGTGAAGAGAAAAAAGATAGTAAAGATGATGCTCAAGTTAAGCAAAAAGAAAAGCAAGGACAGCAAATGAAGAAGAGAGTTCTTCTTGCAAAATTAAGAGCAGTGAGAAGTGGTGGTGGTGCAGATATTATGGCATCATATGAACCAGAAATTCAAGAAGCAAAAGTAGATAAAGGTCGTTCAGACTATGGTAAAGCATCTATTAGAAACTATAGAAGGTCTGGACCTGGTCATGGTGAACCAGCAATGTTTGATTCAGAGAATAAAAGGGGCAAGACTATTGATAAGCGTAGAGAAGAGCACAAGGCAAGAAGAGGTGTTAAAGGTGCAAAGGTTCCTGCATATAAAGTTGATGAAGCAGTAAAGGGTGTAGATACTGATATGAGAAGAATGGCAGCACAAGATAGAGCAGCAGGAAAAGATAAAAAATTATCTCCTTCAAGAGGTAAGGCTAATGTTGCTAAGATGTATAAGGATATAAAGCATTTTCAAAAACTAACAAAAGAAGAAGTAATCGCAGAAAAAAGTTTAACTGCTGGTCAGAGAAGAGAATTGCCTAATAGTGACTTTGTATTTCCTGGTAAAGGTGAAGGTCCAGAAGGTAAGCAAAGAGGTGCATATCCTATCAATGATAAGAAACGTGCTCGTGCTGCATTATCAATGGCAGCAGCACATGCTTCACCTGAGAAAGAAGCAAAGGTTAAGGCAGCAGTTAAGAAAAAGTTTCCTGACATACAACAGGAAGAAAATGCTTTAGAAAAACGTGCAAAGGAGAATGAAAAGGCAAGAAAATTCTTGAAGAAAGATGCTAAAGATAGTGGTTATACTGATATAGCACTGAAAGCATCTATGTCAAAAGGTGCTGGTGTTAGTGAGAGTGCTATGACATTGATTGGTAGAGCAAGGAAAAAGGTAGAGAAGAAACCTGAGAAAGCAATGGATGCTGGTGCAAAAGCAAGAAGAGCAATGAAGAGAAGAGAACATGCCAAGTATGTTTCTGGTAGTACTGATAATGTTCCTGATGATATTAGAGAAGAAGACAAAGCATTTAACTTTGTTCTTGATAAGATTAAAAAGGAGGTTGGAAAGAGTGGGTATATAAGTAAAAATAACCCTAGAAAACCTCAAAGTGATGCTGAAAAAGCAAAGGTTCGTGCTCACCAAGCAAAAGTTGATAAAGAAAATGCAGCAGCAAGAGCAAAAGACCCATCACAGGGTCGTTATCCAAAGGGTTAGTAATGACTTATCCTGCACCCGATAAGATACCTTATGATGCTTGGTTTGATCTTGAATATAAGTATGAACCATATGATGATTTACCATTAAAATTTAATGATAGATTTGATATGTACGGTTCTTCGGATGCAGATTACGCTTTTTCTATGCATGAGCAAGCATATACACTCGCTACTCAATATCATACTACTATAGGAGGTTCAGAAAATGTCAAATAAATCAGGAGATAGTTCACTTCACGATTGGTTTAATAAATCAAAATCTTCTGATGGTAAGAAGGGTTGGGTTCAATTGGGTGGTAAATATGCTGGTAAACCTTGTGCCAAGCAACCTGGTCAGACTACTAAACCTAAATGCGGATCTAGTAAAATGAAACGTAATCTAAATAAGGATGAAGAGCAGGCTGCTTTTAGACGTAAAAATAAGAAAGATCCTAATCCAAATCGCAAAGGAAAGGCAATCAACGTGGCTACTGAAGAAAAACAAGTAGAGATTACTACTATTGCAAAGGAACTTGACAAAGCAAGTAAATTGCATAAACGTCAGTCTAAAGAACTTACTAACGCAAGTAAATTGCATAAGGGTCAAGCAGATGAACTAAGAAAACATGCTGAAGACATGAAAGAAGCGTGTTGGAAAGGTTATGAAAAGAAAGGTATGAAGACTATGTTTGGAAAAAGATATCCAAACTGTGTCAAGAAGACTAAAAAAGAAGAAGTGGAATTAAAATCTGTACAAGATATAGTTAATGAAAAGGCAGGTGAAAAAGATGCTTGCTATCATAAGGTAAAGTCACGTTATAAGGTATGGCCAAGTGCATATGCTTCAGGAGCACTTGTAAAATGTCGTAAAAAAGGTGCTTCAAACTGGGGAAATAGTACTAAGAAAGAAGAGTACTCTAACTGGAGAGATGAATTAGAATATGTACAAGAAGGTGCTGCATGGACAAAGAAAGAAGGTCAAAATAAGGAAGGTGGTTTGAATGAGAAGGGTAGAAAGTCTTATGAGCGTGAGAATCCTGGTTCAGATCTAAAAGCACCAAGCAAAAAGGTTGGTAATAAAAGGAGAGCATCATTCTGTGCTCGTATGAAGGGCATGAGAAAGAGACAGAAACCTTCTAATAATACTGGTGATGATAGACTATCTAAGTCATTAAGAGCATGGAATTGCTAAATGAAGTAGCACCTCCTGGTTGGGGACATACCAAGGCAGAGAAGGAGAAGACAAAACCTGACAAACCAAAGTCAAAGATTGGTGGGACTGCTGCTGCATTCAAGAGAGCATTAGATGATGGTAGATTTAAGGGACTACCTGGTAGCACAACAAAGAAGGAAAAGACTGCTGATATGTTTAAATTG